CAAGGGAATGCGCCTCACGCAGAATAATTTTCTTGCAGGCCCTGGCGAATGGGTCGAGGTCGATACGATGGGTCAGACGCTCACGAACAGCCTTATGCCGATTCCGTATGAGCAGCCGTCGGGATTGTCGCTGGAAATGTACCGCGAAGTAGACGCTGGCAGCAAGTCGATTATTGGTGCGACGGAGATTGGTGTGGGTGAAGGCCGCAGCGATGCGCCCGTTGGTACGACGCTGGCGCTGATTGAGGCGGCACTGAAAGTAATGACCGGTAGCATGAAGCGTATTCACGCAACGATGCGCCGTGAGTTTGGAATGATTAAAGATTTGCTGGCGGATTGGGTTGAAACCAATGAGCATGGCATGGCGCTGGCGCAGCAGATGGGCGTTACGCCGATGGATTTGCGTAATACGCAGGTGATACCAGTCAGCGACCCGAACATTGCGTCAGATGCGCAGCGTATGCTGAAAGCGCAGGCGGTGGTGCAGGCGGCGCAGATGATGACCGAGGCCGCGCCACCCCATATGATTGAGGCGATGCGGTTTGCGTTCCGTAGCTTTGGCATCCCGAACCCTGATAAGTATTTGCCGAAGCAGAAGCAGGAAGCGGTGCCGCTGGATCCGGTGACGGAAAACATGAACGCCACGATTGGCCTGCCGCTGAAGGCGCGCATGGATCAGAACCATCAGGCACACATCCAGGTACATATGGTGGCGCAGAACGCGGCGGGGATGATGGCGCACATCCAAGAGCACGCAGCGATGCAGATGAGAATTGATTTCCAGCAGAAGATGGGAATGATTATTCCGGAAGGTCAGCTGCCACCTGAGCTTGAGAACGCGATTGCGATGAAGGCGGCGCAGGTATCGCAGTCGCTAATGCCGAAGCCGAAGAATGGCGAACCTGATATGACGCAGGTAATGATGGCCGATATTGCACAGAAAGCGAAAGCGGCGCAGGATAAGGTTAATGTAGAAAAAATGAAGGTGCAGCAGGACGCGTATAAGCTGGCAGTGAATCAATCCGAGGGTGCGGCGAACCGCGCTGCGAAAATTGAGGTGAAGAAAATTGATGCGGTCACGAAACTAATGACGGATGATTCGACAACGAACCAGCCGCTGCCGCCAGAGGTGAGGTAATTTATGGCTACTGAGAAACAAATTAAACACATGGTTGACCGCTTCCTTAGCTGGAAACTTCCGTCTGATTTTAATCCAGATGGCGGAATAAAATATACGCCGATTGCTTATCACGAAACAATAGGCACAAATCTTTTCACATCGACGCAGACAGAGGCGATGATTCGCCATTTGGTCGCAGGAATGCCAGAGGCTCAATAATGGGAACCCATACGATACTGCCGTTTAAGCACACAGATACTGCGGTTGTAGCAGGCGATGTGGTTGGCACGTACATGGATGACGTGAGCGGTGAGACCGCGGCGAAGATTGATGAAATAGCTGTTGACGCCCTAGAAAAAACTGGTACAGTGATAGCGTTAGATTACACCACGCAAGATGGTGAGCGTCATGAAGGCGTCGCAGAATATGATCCTGTGGCCTCTCGCATAAAAAAAGACGGAAAACTTTATATTATTTTTATGGAGAGTTAAATGGCTAAGACGAAAGTTCCTACATCGAAAAGCGTACAAGACGGCAATCGCGCTAAGGCTGCGAAAATGCTGGGTGGCGCTGCTGCAAAATCCGTTTCTGATAGCATTCCCACCAAGAAAAGCGGCGGCGCTGTTATGAAAAAAGCAATGGGCGGTGCAGCCAAAGCCTCAGGTCGCAAAGGCAAGTGCTAAGCAAATAAGCACATATGTATCCAGAAATCATACAGGCGTTTCTTGCGCGGTTGCGCGAGATGCAGGAATTTTGCAAGACGCAAATGCTTGACCCATTGGTAATTGATACCGATATGGGCGACGTTGCCGCGCTTGCGAAGTTGGCGGCTATAAGGGAGCGTCACAACACGCTGCTCATGGCCGATAAGCTGTTGGTTGATTTGCTGGGTGAGGCAGATAGATTCAAACAGAAAGACAAAGAAAATGTCGCTGATAATTCCGCAGAGCGGGGAGATGGAAAGTCCATCTATTAAATTGAATACCCCGAAAGAAGTATTGCCGCCGTCACTCGATGACTACGATGGCGAGCCTACAGGATATAACGTGTTGTTGCGCGTGTACCTCCCGAAAGAATACGGTATATTCGAGTTTGAAGGGAAAGAGGAGCTACGGAAGCGTTCCTGCCCTTCGCTGGTGCTTGCTGACAAATTAAAGGAATTGCTGCTGTACGAGCAAGTGGTTGGGCAGGTTGTGGCGATTGGACCCGATGCCTATAAGCGCGATGCCGAGAATAGCTTTCCAAGCGGAGCGTGGTGCAAGCCAGGCGATTACGTGCTTTTTGTTCGATCGCGCACCGATTCGTATTTGTATAAGGGGCATACGTTCAAAATTATCCCTGATACGGGCGTGAAGAAAATTGTGAAAAACCCTGACGAGTACGACCTCGATGGGACATGGGCCAACCAAGTAAGGATTTAATGTATGACGATTGAAAATAATGATGGCGCACTGCCGAACGATGATAAGGCAATGGGCGATGTTCAGAAACTTCTAAACAGCCTGCCTGACGTGGTGGATGACTTGCGCGACGGTGGCGCTGCCGGTGGTGAAGAAGATGCTCCTGCTCAGAATGTGGAGGTAGAGTTTGACGAGGACGGTGGATTCAAAGTCTTTGAAAAAGAGGAAGAGGCAGAAGTACAAAAAACTGCGCCAGCAAAAAAAGAAGGATCTGAAAAACCTGAACGTGAAAAGCGCAGACGCGACCCTCAGGCTCGTATCAATCAGGTCACTGGAAAAATGAAGGAAGCCGAGGAGGAGGCTCGTCGCGCTAAAATTCAGCTTCTGGAAGAGCGCCGCTTGCGCCTTGAAGGCATGGATTTCCAATATGCCCAAGGAATTATTATTGCAGAACAGCAAGAGAAAGAGGCTATTCGCGCGCTGGTCGAAGCAAAAGAAAATGGCGACACCAAGGCTGAGATTGAGGCGCAGCAACGCATGGCTGAGGCGCAAACTAATAAGACCGAGTTTACGAAAGCGCGCGTTCAGGTTAAAAATGATGCTGAGAACTTGAAAGCCCGCGTTGCTACGGAAGTGCAGCAGACTCGATCGGCGCCCACTGCGTCAAATAATGTTGCAGTAAAAGCCGCGTGGCAGGCAAACAATGAATGGTTTGGAACTGACGCTGAGATGACAGAGGATGTTCGCGCATACGCTACGAAGATGGAGCAAAGCTTGATTGCCAATGGCCGTCAGGATTTGATTGGTAGCTCAGAGTATTATCAGGCCATTGATAAATACGTTGAGCAGAATTATGAAGCTGCTGATGATGACGAAGAAGAAGAAGCGGCGCCAGTGCAGAAAAATACGCGCCCGAAAACTGCATCGGTTGCTTCGTCTGCCACCAATAGTGGGAAGAAGCCAAATGACCCAAATAAAATAACGCTTCCTCGTGAGCAGCTAGAGACATTCAAGATGATCGAGCATGACCTGAAGGTTGATGGTGCTGGCAAGCCGCTTAAGACGCGCACTGAAAAGCTGCGTTACTATGCGTCGATTTATCAGGATGATGTAAAGAACGACCGTGGGGCTATGTTCAAGGCGAACATGGCTTCAAGAAAACAGTAAGATAGGAGAAGATAATGGCACGACCACCAAAGAATGCACCGATTGGCGATTCCTCATACGATGAGCAGTTGCTGGGAGCAGAATCCACGCCGTATGTAGCTGGAACGCTTCACATTGACCCGCGCATTATGCGCCATGGGTTTGATTACCGCTGGGTGGCGGTAAAGGCGCGCTCAGGCGACCCAGATGTTGATGAGGCTAAAATGTACCAAGTGCATGCAGAGGGCTATCGCCCAGTCACCATTGGTGAAGTGCGCGAGATGCTTGGCGATGATTATGCTTCGGTGGATTACGCATCGCAGTATGGCGAAGCGAAAAGCGACGAAACTCCATATGAGCGCGCTGGAAACATTCTGATGAAGATTGATAGCCGCAAGAAAGCGGTTCTTCGCGCGCAGGAGCATCGTAAATCTGCGTCTCAGCTTGCTGGCGTAGAAAGTTATGCTGGTGGCGCCGCGCCTTCTGGCGGAAAGCTAGGCGTGCAGTATCAGGCTGGAAACGTGAGCGAGCGCCGCACGGGACTTAAATTTTCGGAATAATTTTTTGCTTGCTCCCAACTAAACGCGGCTGGTGAAAACTGGTCGCGTTTTTTTATTTGACGTCAATACGGTTATGGGTTATTATCCATTAAATTCTTCGTCGCACATGCGATGGTTCTATTTAAGGCCGTAAGAATCGAGGGGTTCTTACTTTCGTCGCTAAGCGATGGTTGCCGTTATATTCCCTTATTCATTTTAACCTGTTCATTTTTGGAGAACGCTATGACTTATAATGTCAACGCGCCACGTGGGTTACAACGGGTCTATAACGTATTCGGCGCAGCTAACACGCCCGACACGACTTACCCCATTGCCAGTGGCTACGCTACCGCTATCTTTAAGGGCGACCCTGTTACCCTTCTTGCTGACGGTACAATCGGTATCGGTGTTGCTGGTGCGGCAATCATCGGGGTATTCCAAGGCGTAAAATACACCAACGCTTCGGGCATTCCCGTAAACTCGCCAAACTGGGTTGCATCGACCGCAACGCTGGGAGCAGTAGCTGCTCAGGCGCTGGTCACTGATGACCCAATGGCCGTATTCACGATTCAAGAAACCGATGCTTCCGGCAACGCTGGCACTGCATTGGCTCTTGCTGACGTGAACCTCAACGCAAACTTCCGCGTTGGCTCTGGCATTGCAGCGCTTGGTCTTTCTACGACCTCGCTCAATAACGCATCGGAAGCAACCACCGCAACCTTGAACTTAAAAATTCTGGGTCTGGATACTTATCCAAACAACGCGGTTGGCAGCTTTGCTAACTGGTTCGTTCGTATCAACAACCATATCACCTCTGGTGGTACTGGTACAGCTGGGGTCTAAGGAGATAAATTATGACCATTAAATTAACGGACATCCCTAATCTGCTCCGCCCTGGCCTGAATGCAATCGTACAGCCTGCGAAGGCTTACGTTGGCCAGTACAACGAGCTTTTTGAAACCCGTAGTTCCGACAAATCGGAAGAGTACATCACCGAGGTTAAACCTCTCGGCTTGGCTCGTATCCGTGCTGAGGGCGCTGCAACCATGAGCGATGATATGTCGCAGACGTTCACCACGACGGCAATTAACCGTTATGTGGCGATCTACTTCGGCATCACTCGTAACGCTGTGATGGATAACCTCTACAAATCGCAATTCCCACAGCAAGCTAAATCGCTGAAGGATTCGCTGATCATTACCAAGGAAACACTGGCAGCTTCGGTATTCAACCAAGCTACCAACGGTGCGTTCCTCATGGGTGATGGCCAGCCGCTTCTTTCGACGGCTCACGTTACTGCTGTTGGCACGTACTCGAACACCTTTGCGGTTCAAACTGACCTGTCGCAAGTTGCATTGCAAGATGCAATCGTTGCTGCTCAGGGACTCGTGGATGCTGCGGGCGTACTCCGCTCGTATGTTCCTGTGAAGCTGGCGGTTCCTCGGAACAACCAATTCGCAGCAAAACGCATCATGGGTTCGCAGTTCGATCCAAACACGGCAAACAACAGCGTCAACCCGCTGTACAGCCGTGGCGACTATCTGCCTCAGGGTTACTGTGTAAACCAGTATTTCACTGACCAGAACGCATGGTACGTGCTGACGGATGCGCCTGAGGGCTTTATCCAGTTCCAGCGTGAGGAAGTGACCACCGACATGAATATCGACTTCACGACCCAGACCGTATTGGCTCTGGCTCAAGAGCGCTATTCGTTCGTAGTGGGCAACCCACGTGCGATTGTTGGCTCGACTGGTTCATCGTAGGATTAACGGGTAGGAGATCATTATGACTTCAATGACTAACGTAGGATTTCCGCTCCGAGTTGGCAACCTCACGGTTGCTAACTTTCCCGTGGCCGGTGGTGGTGCAACCGCTCCACAAGGTTCGCCTGGAGTGGATACGGCGGTGATTAGCGTTTATGCAATCACTCCGACAACCATCGTAACCACCGCCGTTGCTGCTGCTCAGGCAGTTGCTGGGGCGGCAAACTTAACGCTCAATGGCACGCTCGCTACCGCTGGCCTCGTGACGTTTGGGGTGCCTCGCGCAGTCCAGATTGTTTCGACCAACGCAGGTGATACCACGCAGACCGCTACGTTTACTGGTAAGGACTATTATGGCGTTGCCATGACGGAAACCGTTACCTTTAACGGAACGACTCCGGTATTTGGGAAGAAGGCGTTTAAGACTATCAGCGCAGTTGCCATTTCGGCGGCAATGACTGGTAACGCAAGCGCTGGTGATTCCGACGTATTGGGCCTCCCAATTCGTACCGATAGCCGTGGGTATCTCCAGACTTTCTGGGATACCGCGTTTGTCACCACTGGCACGTATGCTGCCGCTGTCACCACGTCACCGGCAACGGCGACGACGGGCGATGTTCGTGGCACGTTCTTGCCTCCAAGCGCATCCAACGGAACTCGTCAGTTGATTGCATACATCACCGCAACCAACCCGAACGATCAGTTGACCACGCTGGGCGTTACCCAAGCATAATAAAAACGAAAGGAGAGGCGCATGCGTCCGGTTGTCTATAACTTCATTGCTACGGATGCCTCGTATGTATGCGCCTCTCAAACGCTTGGTGCGGCTGGAGCCTTAACGATTAACGGCACTGGCCGGAACCCAGCAAAATACAATGGCGAGGTAATCATCCCTGGTGGATTTGAGCGCCAATTGACGCTTACTTCGGCAGGGAATATCTCTGCAGTGAACTTCACAATTACCGGCTTATCTCTTCGCGGGGATGCGCAGACTGAGGTGATTGCCGGTCCTAACGCCACCACTGTAACGACCACGGCGTATTGGAAAGAGATTTATTCGATTGTTGCTAGCGCGGCGGTCGGATCCGCAGTTACCGTTGGCATTGGCTCCATTGGACAAAGCAACCCATTTTTGACTGATTACTATTTGACGCTTGATGCTATATCAACTCAAGTTGTTGTTACCGGCACTATTAACTACAGCGCGCAAGTAACGCTGGATAATCCACAGACAAATGCCTCCCCAAGCTGGTTCTCGCATCCTACTGCTGCGCTTGTTGGTTCGGCGGTTAATCAAATAGGACTTTTGACAACTCCAGTAGTCGCGCAGCGCATCATCGTAAACAGCTCCGTGGGTGGCAGTTTGGTGGCAACAATCATGCAGCAGGGCATCCTGTAATTAGAGGAGGCCACCTTGAACCGAGAACTTAAAGATGAACACAGAAAGGTCAAGTGATGACCTCTTCTGGCGCATATTCATTCAACCCTGATTTAATCAGCATTATCACCGACGCTTACGAGCGCTGCGTGAAAGAGCCGTCGATGATTTCGGCGTACATGATTAAGTCGGCACTCTACACATCGAACATGGTGCTGGCTGATCTTTCTAACCAGCAATTGAATTTATGGACGGTAGAATCCATGATTCTATCGCTGAATGATTCCCAGGCAACGTATGCCTTGCCACTCGGCACAATTGACGTGACCGAAGTAACCATGCGCTACAGCAACAGGCTGCTCAGCGGTACAGCGGCATCATCTGCTGGCGGCACCGCGGCAAAGGTCGACTGGTGGCCTGAGCGTCCTAAGTACGCGGAGGATCGCATCAAAGAGCTGCCAGAGGTAGCGCAGCAGGTAATAGCTAAAGCAGCAGAGAAGCCAACGCAGTCAGCGCGCGAGTCTGTAATACGCAAAGAGCTGCAAGGCGTAGAAGATCAATTCGTTCGTGTTTACTTAGCACTGCTAGAACGTATGCTGCAGGATCAGGCGGCGCATGAGGCGCACATTGCCTACGAGATGGAGAAGTCGCGCATGGAAGCGATCAGGCAGGATGATTTAGCGGCGGCTTATTTGTTGCTGCTATAGTATTTAGTCATAACATTATGGCGTCTACCTTCCTAGAAGTCCTACTCTCTGCGCTGTGACACTACTGCGCGCGCACTTTTTCGTCTTATCTTCCGCATAGCCTCCTGATTGGCTCTAATCAGCGTAACCCATAGGGTGCAAAACAATGTCAGATGAAAATGAAGTCGTCCAACAGGACGAGGCAGAGAATGCGCTTGAACCTGCACAAGCAAAAGCTGAAGAAACCGTTGCAGAAACGGAAACTCCTGACCCAGCACAGGAAAAAGCGGAGGCCGAAGCAAGAGCTGCGAAGCGAGAAGCACGGCGAGAACGCAAAGATTACTACGAGCTGAAAGCAAAAGCGGAATATCTCGAAAGAGAGCTACGCAGGCGCGAACTGTCAGGTAATCAGGAACAGCAAAACGATGATGTTGATGATATTGACGTCAGAGTGGAGCGAAAGATTGCAGAGATTAGAGCAAAAGAGGCTGAAACCGAGTTCGCTACTAA